AGAAGCGGCTATGTCATACTATAACTGGCAGGTAGCATCTAATCGTCGTACTAAGTTAACATCTGAGCAGTTACAATCTGCTGCAGAAGAACTTGTCTACAATATGGAACTATCAGCAATTACAGAAGAACAAGCAACAATGGGTCATTCAGATATTTGGTACACGAATGAAGTTGTTGCACTTAACAAGAGATATGGCGGAAAGCCAGTATCAAACGTTCTTGTAGGTCGTCAAGAAGCACGTGCAGAAAAGATCGGTCAAGCACTCAAAGATGATGCCTTTAAAGCATCTCCTATCTATAATGAAACAAAGCAATTCTATGATTCGTATAACAAGGCTATTACATCTTTGCAAGACAACAGACTATCTCCTCAACCAGATCTAGGAAGTTCTTTCTGGTTAAATACTAAATACAGAGAAGAGTTACAGAAACTTGGAAATGAACTAATGTTACAGAACCCAGCATTTTCTCGTATGTACTACTCGGTATTTGCAAACCTTTTGAAGAAGCAAGGAGAATAAGATGAGTTCTTACGCACAAGGTCCTACCACTAATACTCGGCAAACAGATGCACAACGTTTGGCTGATATTATCCGTGCAGATACTAGTGTTTACTTCAAAGCATTCTCAATGCAACCAGAAAACTTTGCCGTTGCTGCTGCTGCAGAATTTGACATTATGCGTAACAAATCTACCATCAGAGCAGGCATGTCAGACTATGCTTACATGCAGGCTTTGCTTCGTAAAAGCGGTCTTTCAAAAGGCGGTGGTCCACTTGATGCAGTGGATAGCAAAGATGTATCTGCTATTGCAGATGTCTATAAGAATGCATACTTACAGGGCGTAGACTGGCAGACATGGCTAGAGCAGTATGCTCAGAGCCCATATGCCTCATCTAATGCAGGTCCTACTTTCTCAAAGCAAGTATCTTCTGCTCTGCAGATGATTGATAAGACAGATTCTGAGAATATCCTATCAAAATCTTACTATGAAGCATTTGGTGTAATGCCAACAAACAAGCAAATTGAAAAGTTTAAGACATCTTTTAATAAAGAAGCACAACGTCAACTTGCTAAGACAACAACAACTGGATCAAGTAATACAACTGGCAACTCTCAATATGGTACTTCTAAGAGTATTAGTTCTGGACTTGGATTCACAGAGGCTGAGCAAAAAGACTTTATTGGAAAATTCCTCAAGAATAACTATAAGATTACAGGCGAAGAAAAGAGTGGTCGTGTAAAGACTATCATTGATGATCTTAAGCGTATCTATCGTGACAATCTACTTCCAGAACCTAGCCTACAAGAATTAACTTCTTTTGCTGCAAATGCCATCTCTACAGGAGATGATGCAATCTACAAACAAAAGATCGATGCTAAGATCAACGGTATTCGTTTAAGTGCTGGTAAGTTCTTTCCTGGAGCAAATGACATGCTCACTAGTGGAATAGATCTTATGGCAGTAGCAGATCCTATGGCTAAGATGTTTAATGCAGTTCTAGGAACTAACCTAGCCGCAAATGATGATCGTGTTAAAGCAATGTTAAATTACAATGATGGAAAAACAACTCGCATCATGACAGCAAAAGAACAACAAGCGTACATTGAATCTCAACCTGAATTCCAGACAAGTGACACTGGTCGTCAAAAGTATGCTGACTTGGCTAATGCCTTGGAAAGAGGACTTAAATAATGCCTAGACCAGAAAATGATTTACCTAAAACACCAGCACCTGCAACTAAATCTACTTCAGCACCTACGCAATCAGCATATAGACCTGGAGATGCACCACCTTCGGCAAGTAACTACTATGGTGCAAAAACTCAAACTGTAACAGTTGATGGCAAAACATATAATACAGTTAACCCAGGAACTGGAAAACCACCTGCTGCTACAACTGTAGGAATGGAATCTCCTTCCAGTGGTCTTACCATTACTGGCACTGAACGCAATATGACTCAAGAAAAAGAAGCATTACGTTTAGGATATACAAAAGAATATCTTGCTTCTCGTGGTGGAATTAACTCACAAGGTTACTTTAATGACACTCCACTTAATGCTCAATTAACTGCAGCAGAACAAAAATCTGTGACTTTAGCAGATGGCACTATTGACACTGGTGCAATGTGGAACATTTTAAATACCAAACAAGGCGGAGCCATGGGCTCATATGGAGGCACTAGCGCTTCCACAACATCCGCTGTATCACCTTTAGGGACTAGCGGCAAAGCAATTCTTATTGCTAAATTGCAACAATTGCAGATTCCAGAAAAGATTATAAATTCTTCCGTTTCATTCATTGAGGCACTTGTTAAAGATGGAATCTCTCAAGATGAAGCAGTAGATCTATATTACAATAATAAAGATTTTACCACCAAAGATGGTACTAAATTAGCGTCACCTTTCTATGCCGAGTTTACATTCCTACGTGAATTTGCTCCAAAAACAGGAAATGCACCAACACCTTTAGAACTGATGCAGTTCAAACTAGGTGTTCAAAACCTTGTATCACAATACAAGCGTAGCCCATTGTTTGCAGGTGATGATTCCTTGAAGAAATACATTGGAAATAATATCGATTTAGTTACATTAGATAGACGATTTACAGAAGCAGCCATTAAGGAAACAGAGGCAAATCCTCTATATGTCCAGGCTCTTCAAAAGATGGGTTACATTTCAGGTTCTGAAGGACTTGGCGATTTCTACTTAGACAATGAAATCGGTCAAAAGCAATTTGAACTTAACAAGCAAACTGGTGCATTTGCCCAGCAAGCACTTGCTCAGGCAAGCAGAGGTGTTAAGTTTGATGCCGCGCGTATCACACAACTTGCCGCACCATTTGCTGGAGCAGGAACTGCTGCACAAGCAGGAGCAGAAGGATACGAAACTATTGGTCTACAATTAAATCCTTTGACTAAACTTGAAGGTATTTACAATAGAAATAATCCTTTATCAGGTACAAGTATTCAGACGCAACTTGAAGAAGAGCAGTTCCGTGGAACAGCATCAGAACTTCGTAAGAGAAGAATTGAACAAGAGCAACTTGCATTCCAAGGACAATCTGGAACTATTGCAGCAAGCCGTCTAACAGGTGGCTCTCTTGGCACAACAGCATCTCTTAACCAAATATAAATAGAATCCCAAACGGACCCATCGGCCCCGTTGGTGTAAAAGACCGAGAGTACGAGCCAATTCATATCCCCGTATGAAATTGAGGCGTGCGACAACTACTATGTAAGGGAGAGGTTGCTATGAGCAACGACCGCGATAACTACTGGGATGAAGATGAAGATGATGTAGATTTTACACCATCATTTGATTCGGATACAGACCTTGTTAAGAAACTACGTAAGGCCCTCAAGGCTGAACAGCGACGTAACAAAGAGTTAGAGACTTCATTAGGAGATCTAACTAAGTCCCAAAGAGAGCGGGTTTTGAAGGATGTATTGTCATCCCGTGGCGTAAACGCCAAGGTGGCATCGTTCGTGCCCAATGATTTAGACGCTTCAGAGGAAGCAATTTCAAGTTGGCTAGACCAGAATGCTGATGTATTCGGTTTTGAAATCCAACAACACAATGAAGTAAATCAACAGGATGTCGCACAATTGCGACAAATGGACCATGTTACATCTGGTGCTTTATCCCCCGATAAGGCAGAGGATCTAGGAATTAAAATCCAAGGTGCTCAATCTGCTGATGAAATCATAAACCTAATCTACGGTGCTCAATCGTAGTAATCATCTACCGAAAGGATTAGTCACTTGGCTAATTTATATACCTCGGCCGCATTGCCATCAGGGCAAGCAGGCACAGTTGTCGGTGCCAACCTTGTAACACAGGCGTATGACCGTCTCGTAGAGTTCGCTCTCCGTTCCGTTCCATCATTCCGTGCTGTTGCTGACAAAAAAGTTGGAAACCAGACACACGCAGGTTCATCTGTTCTATTCCAGTTGTACAACGACCTTGCAGTCGCTACAACTGCTCTAGACGAAACAGTTGATCCAGACGCAGTTGCAATTCCTGCAACAACAACAGTTGCCGTTACTCTAAACGAATACGGTAACTCAATCATCTCAACACGCAAGTTGGACCTCTTCTCACTCGCTGACGTAGAACCAGCACTTGCAAACATCGTAGCATTCAACATGAATGACTCACTTGATACTATCGTACGTAACGTACTTGGTGCTGGTTCACAGGTTATCCGCGAAATCGCAGGAGCAATCTCAACTGCAGCAGTCACAGGCGTATCTGCGACAGATACAATCAAGGCAAAAGACATCCGCTACACAGTAGCAAAGATGCGTGCAGCAAATGTAGTACCACGTCGTGGTTCACTATATGCTTCATATATTCACCCAGAAGTTTCACACGACCTTCGTGCAGAAACAGGCGCAGGTTCATGGCGTCAACCACATGAGTACGTAGATCCATCAGGTCTCTACGCTGGTGAAATTGGAACATTTGAAGGCGTTGCCTTCATCGAGTCTCCACGTCTACCAAACTCACAGGCTGGTTCAGGTTCAGGCACAACACAAACTCGCGTCTATGACACATTCATCATGGGTCAACAGGCACTTGCTGAGGCAGTTGCTGAAGAACCACACACAGTTATCGGTCCAGTTACTGATAAGTTGATGCGTCTCCGTCCAATCGGATGGTACGGCGTACTTGGATGGTCTCT